CCTACTGCACTTCTGAATGATCCAAGTAATAATAAAGTAGCGAGTTTAGGCTTTGTAAAAACAAATTTTATGGATGTATCGAATAATCAAACTATAGCTGGAGTAAAATCATTTACTGGAGATGTGTCGTTTAACGGAATAATTAGTTGTACAAGAATTGCAGAGAAAATAACAGATGTGAGTGGAAACGGAACCTTATTGGGTACAAATGCGTTGAATATAAATTATAATAGTTCTAACGGAATAACACATACAGGAGTTCCTAGCAGCAATTTTAGAATTAATATTACAAATTTAGTTCCGTCATTAAATAATACATATACAATTACATTATTAATAGCCCAGCCATCAGGAACAAATAAATATTTTTGTGACTCCGTTACAATAAGCAGTACGTCAACTACCGGCACCACTATATACACTACTAGTAGCACACCTAAAATAATGTTTATAGGTGGATTAGGTAATATATCGTTAGATTCTTCTACGACATATCTATTACAGCAAATATCTTTAATTTATGCTTCTTCATATTCTACTTCAACAACAAACCCATCAATTATAATTTCATCAGTTTCAAGTATATTTTAAATCTAAACACTATATTTTACGTAAAATATAATAAGTTATAATTAATTTAAAAATTATAAAAAAAATTGAAATGATTATTTTTTATAATTAAAAACATAAATAAATACAATAAAAAGATGTTCAGTCTATTAACAATATACATAAGTTTATTTATAGTATCAAGCTTTTTATTTTATATGTTGAAGCTTGTAATGGATGAAATTAACAATATTATTGATTCAAAATTGATTGACTATACAGAGAGAATTAATAAACTTGAAAAAGAAAACACGAATTTAAAAAATTTAAATACTAAGTCAAAAACTTTTAATACTAAATCATCTATACCTATTATTTATGGTTGTTTGAATTAATAATAAATTAAAAATATTATATTTATTTGTTGCGATAAGTTTTATTAAGTTTATTGATTTTGTGATTTTTTTTTGTTTTTTTATTATTAAGACTCAATTTGATAAATTTAAAAATACTTTCTTTTTGTATTAACATCATGTCAACAATATTTTGAAAATAAGAACGAAATTCAGGACGCATTTTTGTTAATTCATTAGCAGAAACCCATTTAATTTCTGCTTTTTCGAATATTTTTGAATTTTTTAAAACTTTTGGATTAAGTCTTTTTTGTAAAAATCTTTGGTTATTATTATAATAATACGGTAGCCATTCATTATATTTAAACGGAAAAATATGCATACGATACGTTTTATGTCCATCTGATTTATAATCAATATTATAGGTTCCATATTTTTTTAACATTTTTCTGACATCTTTGTCATTGCCCAAAAAACCAGTAAATTCTTCTCCAGCCTCTCTTACAGCAGTCTCAAAAAACGTCTCATTATTATCAGTTCCTCCGCCAAAATCAGAAAAGCCTGGCGCTGAATCTTCATATTTGCCTTCTTTACCGAATAAAAAATATAATTTACCATTATGTATAGTAGTTGGTAATATACCTGCTCCCATTATATAAATTATAATATTATTTTATTATATGAAGAAAACAAAGAAACATAATAAATCAAAAAAAAATAAAACTATTAAACGAATTATAAATAAATTATTACGTATACCAACCACAACACCTAACCAAATACGTAAAATAAGTAATAAAATAAATAAATCCATTAAAAAAGGTTCATATTCACCAACCATAAATAAACAATTAATAACTTTAAAATCAATTGAACGAGAAGATTTATTAAATTGTAATATGGAAAATGCGTTTAAAATGAATGAACCATTACAAATAGGTATACCTAAAAGTAAAAAATGTTATTATTATTATACTCCAGAAGCAAAAAAGTTTTTATTAAATAATTTATCTGCTAATAAACATATAGATCCAAATAAAATAATACCTCCAATTCAGTCTCAATCGAATTGTTGGTTTAATACGATGTTTGTAAATTTTTTTGTTAGTGATAAAGGACGTAAATTTTTTCACTTTTTACGTCAACTTATGATTGAAGGTAAACAAAAAAATAGAAAAGTGATTCCTCAAATGTTGAGAGACGCGTTTGCTCTGTTAAATTTTGGCATTGATGCGTGTTTAACAGGTAATAATTTTGCGTATAAATTGGACACAAACACTATAATTCATATGCTTTATAAAAGTATTCCAGAATCATATAAATTAAAATATCCATATATTGTTGATATAGATGAAGCAGGCAATCCTTTGCTTTATTATATTAGTATTATTAACTATCTTAATAACAATTCAATTCAATTACTTTTTATTAGAGACGCAAATATTAAATGGAAAGATATTCTATCGGATGCAATAACAAAAATGCCACATCTTCCACATGTAATCGTTTTAGAAGTATATGATGAAACGGCAAATGAATTCAATAAAAAACCTATATTATTTTCGGTTAGAGATGCTAAATATGAAATCGATAGTGCTGTTATTAGAGATATATCGAAACAACATTTTTGTTCAACAATAACTTGTGAAAAACAAGAAATGGGATATGACGGAATGAGTTTTCATCGTCTAGTAAAAATGAATTGGAAAAATAATATGAATACTGATATAGAATGGGAATTTGAAGGAACAAAAAATTTTGATGGAACGCCTCTAAAATGGAATTTTACAAAATGTTACCAACTTTTAATTTATTATCGTATCATCTAGTAAATCGTTAAAATTAAATCAACAATTTTTTTACCCCCTGTTGAAGATGGTTCAATCCCAAATGAAAAATCATTACCTTGTGTTAAGTGATTACTTATTTTAATAATATTATAAATATTATTTTTTTGGTCGTTTCCGAAATTATAAATCATATCATTCCATTCTTTTATAATTGAATGAAAACGTTTATATCTCAAGTTATCCGGATAATAAATATCTAAAATTATGATTTTAGCATTAGGAATTCTATTAGAGATACTTTTGATTAAATTTTTATAAGCCAAAAACATAGATTTTAAAACACTTGTATCTGTAATATCTTCATTCCTATCTACATAATGTGTTAATATGTCATTTCCTCCTGCTGAGAGAAAAGTATATGTATTAGAATTGTTTAATTCGATTGGAATTTTACTAATTTGACTATACACATCAATTATTTTTGAATGATCTTCTGCTAAATCATACATATTAATATTTGGGTATTTATTCAATATATCTCCAACACTATATCCATCTTTAACGTATGCGTCATTTTTTAAAATACTATCACCTAATAAAATGTAATTTTTATTGGAATTAAACCCTTCTTTTATTGTTATATACGTTATGTACTTGATGAAAAAATATGATATGAAAAGTATGATAATAGATATATATATGTAATATTTCATATATATATTTATTTATATAATTAAGTTAAATTATATGTAATCGAATTTGAAAAATTTAAAATACCTGGATAGGTTTGATTCAATTGAGGGCTAAAATTACCGTTATATATATTTACAACTCTTACGTTATAGCTTCCTATGACTGCATTTATAGGAACAATAAACGATATATTAAATGAACTATAAAAAATAATCGGCAAATATCCATAATTTCCAAATTGAATTACTGTAGTTCCATTTGGCAAAAAATTATAACCATCAACATATACTTTAGCATAAGTTCCAGCTATACTTGTTGTTATAGACATATTATTTAATGATGGTGTAAAATTAGGATAAAAACCTTTAAATTTTCTACATTTTCTACTTGTTTTTTGTGTAACGGAATTTGTAACTGTTGATGAATAAAATTGTGAATATAAATAAGAATCTGATTGAGGATTCGTACCATAACCTTTACCAGCACAAGACATCTATATTAAGTTGTTATATTAAAATGGAGATTTAAATAAATAACCTCAATTTGGTGCGTTATCATCTGGTTTAATCCTTATTTTACCTTTAATAGTTTCTTCAGCTAAATTATATATATAAAAAGCAAATAAAGATCCGACAAATGAGCCAACAATTACTTGATTAATAGAATGATAGTTTGTAAAAACTCTTTGTAAGCAAGTTAATATTGATAAAGAAAGATAAATATAAGTAATGTTAAGTTTTTTTAAAGCTAAATAAATAAATACTGTAGAGAAAAATGAACACTGAGCATGTCCAGATGGCATTCCATATAAATTAAATGGTATACCATTTTGATAAAAATATCTTTTAGCATGTGTCATAGCTAATAAAATATTTTTGTTATCAAATATCGGTCGTGGTTCCTGAATAATACCTTTTAATATAGTATTTAAAATCATATTTATAAAGATACCAATTACATAATAAAATAATAAATTTTTATGGGTTCGTAACAGATATAATGTAAAAAAAAATAAGATAAAAGGTACATAAAATCCTAATTCATTTAATACGTTAATCATATATATAAATAATATATTAATATTGGTATAAGCATTCTGCTATCAATGTTGCACACCAATCATTACCGTTAAGATTCAAAACATTGCCTTTATCATTTAATAGTTTAACTGCCATTCTCTCAATATTAACGGGACCAAAATACGTTCTTACATTATCCTGTAGTGAACCACTAAATTCAACTAATAAAGACCCTGTAGGAACGCCTGTTGATGTTTTAACTGGTATTATAGCTAATATGTCAGATGACGTAGGTGCTTTTGATAAATAATTTGTTAAATTATTATTATTATTGTTAATCGAGTTAATTGTATAAATTTGTGCGTTTGTTAATGTTCTTGGAGCACTTGGTAATATAATTTGTGTAGCGGTATAATCTTGTTCATATTTACCTGCAATTAAAAGACCATTTTGAGAAGAACTTTCAGTATTAAATAAAGATTGACTAGTAACACCAGTAATAATATCATTTAAATTATTATTTTGTTGCGATGGTTTTATACAAGTATAAGGTAAATCAGGCGAATAATAAGTTGGCATTTTAAGTGTATTGGAAAATTGAGAAATAGATACAAGTGAATTATTTACATGATTTTGGTTATAATCATCAATAACAAGTATTAAATATTTCGTTCCATTTAAATCTAATATTGAAGTCGCCGTATTACCGCTAGGATCTACATTTAAGTATGGTAATCTATAACCCATAATCCATCCTAGAGTATTATTAAAGTAATGGTTATTTTTACTAGAACAATTTATATTACACTGTAATACGCCAGTAAAGTCATAAAATATGATTTGTGTATTTGTAGTTACGTTAAAACTCCCATAAGTTCCATTATAAGAAGAGTCGTATAGATATAAAGATATTATTCCGCTGTTTGGATTATAATTCACAGGAACAGTTATTCCTGGTGGAGCTACTGGAAACGAAAAACCAGCATCTATAAACGACGTGTTTAATTGTGTTTGGAATGCCGTTTGTGAGTAATTACCAGGAGGTATCGATACGTTAACAGTAATTCCTGAAGTAGGATCATATATCCAAAAACATGTATTTCCATATGCGGTATCAATTGTGTACCAGCTATATGGTATTTGATATGAATATAAACTTAATTTGAGTGCGTTTTTTAAAGTATCTGATAAATCGCATGTATAATCAGTTGAAGATGAATCCGACCCATTTGTATATTGTCTAAACTGACTATCTAAATTTATAAATCTACTAATAGTATTTTTTAAATTTGGATTTAATGTATCTTGTTTAATAGGTAGATTATATGTATCAGTAGTAGCTATTTGCTCACGATTCATTGGAACATTTTGATTACCAAATATCTTTATTTTTTGCTTACGGTCTGTTATTTTATCTACTTGGTTTTGATCATTTTGAGTTAATACTTCATTAGTATACCAGTCAGTAACTTGTTTGTCTCCTGAAGGATATATCGCTTCATTTGACATATTACCAAATCCTTCATGTAAAGGCATTTTGGTTTCTACCAATATTTTATCATCAATATCATCAATATCATCTTCATCAGTGTCATCATCATTTTCATTTTTTTCGTTAAGGTTCTTTGTGTATTGTAAAAGTTGACTTTGTATTTCTTTAAAAAAAACAGACATTTGAGGATTTTTTGTTTTATATTTATTAATGTAATAATCAGTGTTATCAATGATATGCTCAGGTTGTAAATCATCAATTCCGATGATTGCCATTAATTCAGATAAAGTATAATTTGAAACATTTGTATCAAAACTAGCCATATAAATGATATAATATTGTTTTTAATAAAAAATTATGTTTAATAAAAAATTATCTTATATGTTATATGTAATTCTATAGGTATTTAATTTTTACTAGTTTAACACATTGTATATTGTTTTTTTATATTATTTGCTTTTATTTTGTCTCTAAAATGATATAAAAATAATTCTCTGATTTCCTTTTTAACATCTATTCTTTCACATATATCTAGTTTTAAAACTTTTTCTGGAATTTTTGTCAATCCGGAACCTCGTTTAGAATGTGTTTTACCTTTAAATAATATTTCATCTAAAACATATAATAAAAACGGATTATAATCTTCTATTATTTCTCTCGAAATATGATATTCACCTATATAAATAAATCTGTTATAATTTCTGTCTTCTTGGATTTTATAAATTTTATCTGTTATTGGTTTATTTTTTATTAGACCAATACCCATTACATTGTTTATTTCATTATTCATTTCGATTACGAAAACAGGTGAAGAAAGATCTATACTTTCTGTTAAACCTGATGCTGAAGCATAAATACAATTTAAATTTTTTTTTATCCTATATTTTTTGTTTGCTTCCCATGTTTCATTATTATATCTAGTCGTTACCACATTAAACATATTAAAATTATTAAATCAAATTATACATTTAAAATAAATCAATTTTTTATATTTATTTTATATAAAATGAACTGCTGTATATGTGGACCAGTAAAAAATTGTGAGCCTTATATATTAAAAGTATTACAAAATATGGAAAAAATAGGTTCGATCTTTGATGATTATAAAATTTTAATATATTACGATAAATCAAATGATAATACTCTTAATATTTTAAAACAATATCAAAAAACTAATCCAAAAATGATATTATATATAAATAAAAAACCTGTTTCTATATTTAGAACCCATAATTTAGCTATAGCACGAAATTTTTGTTTAAATCATATTAAATTAAATAAAGAACAATATCCTTTTTTTATTATGATGGATTGTGATGACGTAAATTGTAAAAAAATAAATATAGATATTTTAAAAAAATATTTATATCGTAATGATTGGGATGGTTTATCTTTTAATACTGTTCCAAAATATTACGATATATGGGCTCTCTCAATCTATCCATTTTGTTTTAGTTATAATCATTTTGAAAATAATGTAAAATATTACAATATTATTCAAAATTATATAGATGAATTACTGTTAAAAGCCGCTTCACAAAATAAATTACTAGAATGTATTTCGTCTTTTAATGGATTTTCTATTTACAGAACAAATAAGTTTTTAAATACTTATTATGACGGAAGAATCAGATTAGATCTTATTCCGGATGTTAATTTATCAGCACATAAAACAGTAACAAAATCAAAACTAGTTTACAAACGATATGTTACTGTAGATGGACGTTATGAAGATTGTGAACATAGGGCTTTTCATATACAAGCAAAACAAAATTCAAGTGCGAGAATTATGATTTCACCAGAAATATTATTTTATTAAATTACTTTTAAAAATCTATGTTTATATTGCGTACATTCAAATTTATTAAATTCATTATATTCAACAAGTAAACCTTTTTTAATATAACTTTCACATAAATTATTTAAGCTGGCTAGATTCGTATCATCAAATATAATAATCGTACCCTTTTTTGATAATTTTAAACATAAATTAAAGTCATTAGTAGCACCTTTTATACTATGATCACCATCAATATGTATAATATCATAACAATTATTCTTATTAATTAATTTTTTTAATGCTGTATTTGAATTTTCTAATAATATATTTATATCACTAAAATCAGATGATATTTTATTAAAGCATTTTTCAACATAATCATGGTAATTTATGTCAATACAAGTTAAATTCAAACTAGAAAAAGACATTTTTATTAAAAGAGCAGAAAATCCAGCATTAAATCCTATCTCTAATACTTTTTCAGGTTTGATTTTTTGTATTAAATTCACAATATTTTTTTGTTTTGGAATCATAAGTTCTTGTTCTTTATTTGACAAATGAGATGTATAAATATTTCCTTCAGGTTTAAAACCTATTAACGGCATTAAATTAGTATTAATGTATGATTTCCAGTTATTAATAATTTCATTTTTTTCAAATATATAAAAATCACTTGGCGATTCATTTCTGTATGGATTGATTATATGTCTTATTAAAATCCATTCTTTAAAATTTTTTTTTATGTAATCCGTAAATTTTCTAAATTTTACATGTTGTGTATGATCTTTATCAACGTCACTTGCATAAATAATTACGAATTTATTAGATATTTTGAATAAATTATTTAAATAATTTAGATAAATAACATCTTCAATTAAATGATACAATACATCACACGATATTACCAAATCACATTTTAAATCATTAAAATTTATTTTGTCGCAAGTGAAAAAATGTTTTTTAGTATCATTACCATAAATATCTTTACATTTATTTATTATAAATTCACTCACATCTAATCCAATATAATCTATATTTTCTAAGTTAAAATAAGATAATTGATTTCCGTCACCTACACCATAATCTACAATTGACTTTATATCTTGATTATTAGCAATTACAGAATTAACAATAACCCCTTTGAATAATGCTAAATTTTCATATGATCCTTTTCCAGAATTACCTCCCATTTTATATCTTTGTTCCCAATAATTACGAGAATTAAAATTACTCTTCATAATATAGTATAATATATTTATAGTATGATATATTACAGTTAATTATGAATTATTATTTTAATTTGTTTATATAATAATGTCTATTGCTGTATATGTTAGTTTAACGTCAATCTTTCAAAATCAAGAAATTCTCTTTAAAACTCTATTAAGCATAAAAAATCAAACATTTAAACCACAAAAGTGTTTCATTTATTTATCTGAAGAACCATATTTACTTGATACTGGTTTTAAAAATAAAATAATAACAAACCATAACTTAAAATTATTTTTAGAAAATAACGATAATTTGTTTCAAGTGGTATGGACAAAAAATACAGGTCCATACAGAAAATTATTGCCTTTATTAAAAGATAAATGGAACGACAATTGTTTAATAATAACTATTGACGATGATACAGAATATCATCCTAAATTAATCGTAAATTTATTATATTTTTATGATACTTATAATTGTATCATTAATTTTAGGGGATTTACTTTGAAATACAATAATGGTGAGTTAACATATGAAAATAGAGAGAAATTGATTAATTTAAATTTATATAATTTTTTTACAGGTAAGGGAAGCGTTTTATATAATCCAAAATTCTTTCATAAAACTCCAGATTTAATTTTTGATGAAAATTTATTTTTAAATCTATGTAAAACTACTGATGATGTTTGGTTTAATTTGATTAGGATAATAAACGGTATTTATTGTTATGTAAATAACATTAATTATATGCTAAAAGACAATACATCTAAATTTGGCCTCTATAATAATTATAATTCAAAACAATCATTAAACACAAAAAATATCGCAGATACTATTAAAAAGTTAAAAGAGCTAGGCTATAATTTATAATTATAAATAATAAATACTTATATTTTATACATTTTTATTTACACTCAATTATAATAGCTAAAAAATCTGATTTTTCCAATATTGTAAAGTTAATTTATCGTAATTAAAATTAGTTATTGAATATTTATCGACTGTTTCTTTAAGTAATTGATCATTTATTTCAGACCAATCTTTAACATTTAAAACAGGTAGATCTCTAAACATATCTTCAAATTCACGTGATTTTATTATAGGGATACATCCCAATATTATTGATTCCCAATGTCTATGACAATCCATACCGTTGCCGTATGGTGATAATATAAAGGTATAGTTAGTCATTGTTTTCCATGTTTCGGTTCTGTTCTTTTTTTGTTTTTGAATATCTAATAAATGTTTTGGTATTTTAACAATAGAATCTATTCGGTGTTTAAATCTATCAGCATTCATCTCAAAATTTATAAATATTTTATTACATATTCTCTCATTAAACGGTTTTAAGGTTTTTTTAAGTTCCAATAATATATTTTCTTGATGAACCGGTAGTATTCCTTCATTTTTACCTCTCCAATAATGATTTGGATTATTTAAAATAGTATGATAATCTAATCCTAATGGTATTTGTTTAATTCTAGGTAATGTAGATATTGTATTATTTTGCGAACACCATTTAATTAAATACTTATTAATCATTAACTTATTAAATTCTTCATTTGATAATACTTCAATTGGACAAGTTTTAACCGACGCACCTGTAATTAGAATAAATTTATGTCTTATTTTTGGTAATATTATGTTAACAAAAAATTTAAGCAAATTACTTATTACATATATTGACATACCGTCAAACATTTGTCCTGTTAACATATTCAACAAATAATTTTTATCATCATCTCTATCTGATAAAATTATTTTAGGAAAAAATGAACAACTCTTAGCTATTCCTCTTGATGATACAAATAAACAATTGTTTTCCATTTAAAATAATAAAATATAATTAATAAATTAAAATAATTTTATTAAAATAGTATAATTTATTAATTAATGAATATAGGTTTATCTCAAAATAAAAAAAAATATGAACTGAAAAAATATATATTACAATATAGAAAAGAAATATTTTATAGGACACCATTTATACTAAGTAAACAACATTATAACAATATTATACCTTTAAAAGTATATCAAACTTGGTATACAAAAAATTTACCTGAAAAAATGAAAGAACGAAACGATTTACTTAAAAATCAAAATCCAGCTTTTTCTTTTGAATTGTATGACGATAATGATTGTAGAAATTTTATTCAGGATAATTTTAGTAGTGACGTTTTATTTGCGTTTGATAACTTGATACCTGGAGCATATAAAGCGGATTTATGGCGTCTATGTATATTATATATAAATGGAGGTATATATATAGATATAAAATTAGCATGTGAGAATGGTTTTAAATTGATCGAATTAACTGAAAACGAACATTTGGTAAAAGATAGAATAAATCCATTGTCTATTTATAATACAATAATGGTTTGTAAAAGAGGCAATCAATTATTATGGGATGGTATTCAAGAAATTGTTAAAAATGTAAAAAATAAATATTATGGTAGTAATCCTTTGGAACCAACAGGTCCATTAATGTTAGGTAATTTGATTTTGAAAAATAAATATCCTGTTAATATCGATATGGAACATTATAAAAAAGGAGGGCATATTATATATAAAAATAGATTTGTATTGTCAACTAATTATGATGAATACAATAATGATAAAAATACTTTATATAAAAAAAATAATATAAAACATTATCATTATATGTGGCACGAAAAGAATATTTATTTATAGATGTTGTGTTCTTTCCATAAATCATAATAATGAGTTGTTATTGAATGATTATTTCTATCTTGAAAATAATTTTTATAGCCTTGTATAATAATCTCTCCATTATAATTAATAAATTTATTGTCACAATTATTTCCGTTAGTTATATGATTCATATCTAAATTTGATATTTCTTCTTTTGTAAAATATTTAATTAATAGTTTAGGTCCAGTTGGTTCTAATGGTGATTTACCATAATATTTATTTTTTACATTTTCTACAATTTGATTGATAGCAGACAATAAAATATTATTGTTTGGTTTACACACCATAAAAGCGTTATAAATTCCTGCTTTATCTCTATCTAATACCAAATGTTCTTTATCCAATAGATTAATAAATTTAAAATTATTATATGGAATAAATTTAATATCTAAATATATACCACCTAATTTAAATAAAACACAATACCTCCATAGATCTGCTTTATATGCTCCAGGTATTAAATTATCAAACGCAAATAAAACATCACTTTCAAAATTTTTTTGGATAAAATTTCTACAATCATTATCGTCAAATAAATAATATCTAAATTCTGGATTTAGTTTTCTAACATTCATAACAGATTTTAACATAGATACAGGCAAAAATTTTGAATGCCAAGTTTGAAAAATATTTGGAGGTATATTATAATTGACTTTTATTTCATTAGGTATTCTATTTGACAATTGATTAGGGTTTTTAAGTATTTTATTTTCATTAACAATAATAATTATGTTATTTTTATTATTTTTACTATTTTTATTATTTTTGGGAGGTTTTGTAATATTTATTATTATATTATTTTGCTTATTGTATTTAAAATTTAACATTATATAATATAATTATATTATATATTATATATTATTGAATTCGGTTTCTAATATTTTATAACGCTCATTTTCTAAACTTTTAATAAGTAATAACCAAGGTGTACAACTCTGTAGAGCATCTAAACCTTGTTCACAAAATAAATTTAAAAGCACAGGACTAAAACCTGACATCATCGATGTGTTTGGTTGATTTGACAAAGTAGGAAATCCTCTTGTACTTCGTAAATTCCAAAAGAGAATATGAGGTGGTTTATAAGGTCTTCCGTGAATTCGCATACCTGCTTCTTCATATTTAGTTTTGATTGTTTCATATAAAGTTTTTTTGTTACAATGGTCGCCTGAATCCATTTGCATATCAGATAATATTACGAGGACCATATCTTGTACATCTTCCGGATACATTTTATTTTCAACAATAGCATTTAAAATCATATTTAGAGCAGCATAAAAATTTGTATTCATTCCCCATGGTGCTTTTCTGATTACTTCTACTTGACTAATAAAATCGTTATATGGCTCTAAATTAACCCATTTTGGCGACGAGCTAAATGTCATAACTCGTTTTCCAAGTATAGATTTTTCAGCAATTCTTATCCCAAGAGCAATAGCAGCATACAAAGGATCGCCTTCCATTGATCCTGATACGTCAACCATAGCAATCATTTTACCAAGTGAACTGTTTTGTGATGAATTATCACGCCATTGTGAATTTAAAAGGTCTTTTTCTGTTTGTATATTTTCACCACTATTTTGGTATAACAAATTCAATGCTTCTTTTGTAAAATCTACCATACTAATACGTTTTCCTTTCATTTCAACTTCACCATTAACAGCTTTTTGAATATGTTTGTTAAAGTTTTCAGCACAAGTTACTCTATCAATATTATCACTATGTCTAACCTTTCCATTTTTATTAACATTTAAAAAAGAATTTCTCTGTTTTAACAATGAAATAGAAGTTACATTATTAAAATCAATACTTTTCCAATCATTTCTACATTGTTTAATCTGTAAAGTATCAATTTTATTGTTTAGGGATGATATTAACTTTCTATAATCTGTTTTACATTTTAAAGTAGCTCTTCTGATACTGTTATCAGTGATAGCTGTTTCCATATATAATTGGAAATAATCCGTAGCTAATGATTCGTATAGCCAACCAAATTTAGATTTTTCTCTAGGAACCCATTTTGAAACTAATGATATATCATCACAATTCGAAATCAAATTAATATAGTCATTATTAATTTGTTTATTAATAAGCTTAATTGAATATTGTATCAATGGAAAATTTATATTTTCACCACGATCTTTACAATACTGACAAAAATATTTAATGTCTTTCCAAGAACCATATGGATGAAGAGTTTTATCGTCAATAGATAAATTAACAAAACATTTTAAAGCAAAACGGGCTAGTTCAGGAAAAAATTTATCCCAAATATAAATCATCATATAAGACAAATTATACTCACCTTTTCCATCAATAATATCACGTGTATGACCAATCATTTTATATAAAATCGAGAGATAACCCTTAGCCAATTGTTTTTCAGGTAAAGATTCTAATTTTAAAATTTGTTTTAACTCAGTTAACATATCACTCAATATATGCGATAAATATTCTATACTTTCTCCAGGTGTCCTCGTCAACTGAAAATTAAATTGAACAATTTTTTCTTGAATATTATTAGACCATCCATATTCAATATGACCATTTTCTCCAAAATGAGTAAAAATATCAGATTTATTTAAAAGTGCTGTCATTTATGGTGATACTATAAAGTATTCTTTAATCTTTAAATCGTTTTTTTATTGTTTTTTTATTACTAGCATTTAAATATATTTTTTTTGTCGAATTATTTATATTTTTTTTTTTGAGTTCATTTGATTTTTCATAAAAAACCAATATCAAGTCATTTAAATCATGAAACATACTAATACTTTTTTCAAATACAACAGTGTCTATATTTTTAATTACAGATAAATAAGACAAAGTTTCATTACTTTGAAGATAATTTTTTATTTCATCAACATCTAAAGTTATATTATATTTTAATATAGATATAAGTGTATACCTTTTATCGTTATCTATAGAGTTTTTTTTAAGTATTCCAAGAATTTCTTCTCGCGAAATTACATTTGGTTTGGAAATCAATAATGATTCTTGTTTTAATTTATCTATTTCATTTTCTCTATTTATATATAATACCCTTAACGTAATATAATATAAATCATCTTTATAAAAATCACTATATAATTTATCAGTTTGCTCAAAATTATTAATCCATTCATCATCTAAATTATTGTATTGAAAATCCATATTTAATTATATTTAAATTACATAATACATTATTATTTTAAACTAATTCTATTATTCATCATTATAATACATATCATCTTCAGATTCTTCTGTTTCTTCTGATTCTTCCATTTCTTCTGCATATTTTTCATCTAATTTATCAAAGTAATTATAGTCATAATTCGGAAATCTAAACCTTTTCTCCCATTCATCATAACCCCATAATTCTATATATTCATTAGTTCGTTCTTCATATAATTCTGCTAATCTTTTAAAAATATCATATGTTATTTCTTGTTCTGTTTTGTCAAAAACTTTATTTATAATTGTTTCATTGATATTATTATATATAGGCTTATGCTTTATTATAGTTTTACATGTTGTTTTATCTCTCCTTAATAATGTCCATCCAGGTTTTAAATTAATATAATCTTCATCTATATCTTCTTCGTTTTCTTCATTTTCTTTATTTTCTTCGTTTTCTCGTGTTTTAATAATAGATAAAAAATCTATTTTATTATTAATTTTGAATTCTTTTTTTATTGGATTTAATTCAGGAAAATCATTAATATTAAATTCTTTTAGTATTTTTATATTTTTAGATTCTTCTTTTTTTTCTTTAGATATAAAGTTATTTGTATTTTGTTCAGATATATTATTTTGATTCAGTGATTTATTATTTTTTAAATTACGATTTTCATTAAAACCATTTGTTTCTTTATTTTTTAAAGTTTTATTATTATTTATCGTATTGTAAGTTTTTCCTGGTGTGTCATTTTCAAATAAAGAAGAAAATCTCGTATTATTTTTAAATAAGTTACTCATTTAAAATATTATAAATATATGATAGTATTGTATTTTATATTTATATTATAATACTAATTATTCTTAAAAACTATTTAAAGATAATTAATTACATATAATTACCTCCTTACAGCAATAGTATAATTTATTAGTTTATCTCAATCGATTCAGAAAAATTCTATTTTCGTTATATATTAAATATAGGAGGTTGTAAAAAAAAATTGATTTAAAAAAAAATTGATTTAAAAATACATTTTAAAATAAAATGTATAAATAACTAAAACGACAACTAAAATGACAACTAGAGTACAACATTACATTAGAAATATTATATTTAATTCTAACCTTAACAGAGAGAAATTTACAAAAAATTTACAAAAAATAAATACTATTAAAAACAAAAATAAAAATAATAATATAACTATAAAAAGAAATATACATACTACTACATATTATAATATGTATAATTCTACAAGCCTTTAATAGTTATTATGTAAATATAAATATATATAAAAATTAGAATAAAAAATAAATTTTTATATAGTACATTTTAAATAACTTTTTTATATTATAGATTTTATATTATAGATCATCAATACTTATTTCTACTTCATTCTCATCAATAATTTTTAGTTTACTTATTTTTTGACTTTGGGAAGCTATAATTTTTTCATATTCTTCAGTAGTATCATCGCCAAAGACAAATCCAGCATCATTATCTTCTTTTCCTTCAACATCATAACTTATCATTTTATTGTCATTTGCAATAAATTTAGACCAATTAATAAATGTTAATGAATTTTTTAATCTATTTTTATCTGTTTCATTATATACTTCTAATATATCACAATTTCTCATTTCACTAGATTTAAGTTTATCGCTTTCCCAAGAATGAAGACCAACCAATAACCAAGTTCCAGGACCTATAAAATTATCTTTTTTACCTCTTCCTCTAAATTTTCCCCTAATATGAGCTCTTAATGGATTACCATTAAGATCAATAGCACTAGCGATTGATCCGCCCATAACTTTAACTGCTTGTGCGTAAATTTCGTTTTCATCTTCAGAAACTCTTAAAGCTGTATCTTTTTTTACAAGATTCTTACGAGCAAAACCTTTAGATTTATTGCCACCTTGAGTATTCTTTACCATTCTACTTATGAATATATGATTTATATTTTTTAATTATATTGTTTTCAATTTTTTTTTATATTATAAAATATAAAAATGGGTATTTTAAATGTAAAAGGTTTAATTTAAACTTTATTTAAATTTGTTTAAATTAAAATATTTATTTAATATATAAATGCCAAGTGAATGGAATATGTTTGTCAAAAAAATATATGAAGAAGGTAAATCTAAAGATTCTAACTACGAATTTAAGCAAGCTTTAATTGATGCGAGTAAACGTAAATCTGAAATGGGACATGCGTCTGCTTCTGGTGTAAAATCAAAAAAAAGAAGTATCAGTAGAAGTAAAAGCAAAAGTCGTAGTAGAAAAGCATCCGCTTCTGCGTCTATGTCAGGAGGAAAAAAAAGCCGCAAAAATCGTCGTCGCAGTAGACGTTAAGTAGAAAAATCATCAAATAATTGCGGTAATTTATTATTATCCAAATTATTTACAAAACTCCAATCATTTTGTTCATTCAATAATTTATTAAATATATTTAAAGTTTCATTTAAGCTATACCTTTTATCTGGATTAGGATGTAAGTTTTTTGAAAGTTCAATAGTTATTCTACTTATAAAACTTCCTTTTAGAGAGAAAATTCGAGAAATTGAACCAAATATTTGTATATATAACATACTTATAGAAAATACGTCCCATTTATTATTTTTTTTAAATAGATCATTAACAATATCTTTCGATGAAATATTTATATATTTTTTTAAAAATTCAATACATTGTAATTTATAAGATTTTTTATAGTTTTCAGAAAATAATTTTAAAATATTTAAATTATTAACATAATATTCACTTAATTCTTCAATAAACGAATAAGATAATGTAATTAAATTATGTTTTATAATATAGAATAAAACATGAATTTCTATTGGCATATAAGTAAAATCGTTTATTTTATTTAAAATTTGAGAGAAATAATTATAGTCTAATGTAGATAAATTTAAACTTAATTGAAAGTTATTTAATACAGGTTTCTCTCTATAACCATAAAGAAAGATTATATTTGTTGGTGATATATTCAAAAAACATACCCCATTATCATTTAATATATATAAACTTCGCAAAATATAAATAAATGTATTAATCATATCAAATATAAGTTTTTTAATTTGTGTTGAACCATAAATAAAATCTACGAAGGTTATTGATTTTTTATCATTATATTTAAATAAGTAATATTTAATGTTATCAGCACTTTTAATTTTTTCTATAATATCTTCATTTAATTGTGAAACATTTAATTGTTTATATTCTTCAATTATCGAAAAAAAATTTGAATAGTAAGGTATTTGTTTTATTTTGTTTGAAATATTTACTTCATTAACAGCATAAAAACATTGGTTTATTATTTTACTTCGTTTCATTGTTGTTTCAGAATTTAATGATTTCATGTTGTCATCATTATAAAAAAATTGTTTATCTATTAATTCTGTCTCTATGTTCATTTATTTATTAATTCTATTATCTTTATTATTTTATTTACTAATAATTAAGAAATATCTATTTTTATATGTTTTTTTAATTTTATTTTTAATTTCATCTGAATTTGTCATTCCAGCTCTTTATAATGTAAATACTTCTTGTTTTAATAATTCCGTATTTTTTTTACAAAAATCGTCAAAACCTTCTGATGGCTTAAAATTTTCTGTATTAATATTTTCGTTAATATGATTATCTATCGCTTCGAGAAATTCTTTCTGTACCCCTATATAACAGCGTCTTTTAGATGGTGCTTTTTTTTCAGTGCTTTTTTTTCTAAAATAATATCTTGCACTTTTAAACATTTTATCAATGATATTTCCGTCATATCCCAAATTTGTTAGTCGTCTAATTTCTTCATCAATTATATAACAATTTTCTTCTATCCATTTGTTCCATGCTTCTTTAAAATCATTACGATGATCATATTGATGAATTTTTGAAAATTTATATAATTCTTCTGTAAATTCATTCGTGAATTTATATCTATAAATATTTATATTATATTCATTATTTTGACAATTTTTATTTCTCTCATTATTGTTGTCATATTTACAGATATCTCTCGAAAGATTATCGGTATTTGAATATATATAAGATATATTATCGTTATCTCTATAGTTATTAATAACATTATCCACATTGATGTTATTAATATTATCAAGTTCATTAGTTTTTGCTGTAAAAACATTTTTATTATTTATAATCTCCATTAATTATCTTTGTTATAACTAAGTTTTAAAAGTACTGTTTATTTTATATCCAATTTTTATTTCAATTTTTTTATTATATAATTATTATTTTTATAAAAAATTGATTTACTTTTATTAACATATTATATTTAACAATATAAAAAAGATATGGATAACATATCTGAAGATATTATAAGAGATGCTGATCCTGTTATTTGTGAACAATTATTAGAAGATGACAGAAGTGATTTTGAAAAAGAAATAGATATCGTTATGAATTTGAGTTATGAAGAATTTAAAAATACAAACGAAGCAAACAAAAAATTCGAAGCAGATATTATTGAACAATATAATAAAGAATTATTAGAGAGAAAAACTAAATGTAACGAAATTATATTTAATATGAATAAAATTAGTAAATTTGATAAAGATATTAAAGAAATTTATGAAATAATCGAACCTATATTAGAATTATATTGTAGCCAAAATATAAATTATTGTGTATTTGATGAAGTCACCCATAATAGAATATTTTATATGATTTCAAAAATTAGAATTGATAAAAAAAATATAGAATTTTTAAAAACAATTATAATTAAAGAAGATAAAATTTCAGTTAAAATTAATTAGTTTATTTTAATTACTTTGATATTTCTATTATTACAATCATTCACTTTTTCTTCATTAATATTGTATTGATAATTTACAAAATTATGATTTTTATGATTTAATAATATTGGTTCAGCAATTTGAACAGGTTCAGCAATCACTAAGGGTATATACATATCTTCATTTTTTTCTTTTGAATTATAATATAACCTTAATGATTCATAATAATCTTTTACTTTTTTATTAATTTTTATCCTTTTCACATCATAAGAAGTTAAATATAGTCCATTTAAACTCTTTACTCTCGAGAGAGCAACATAAGTTTGTCCACATTCGAATATTCCACTTCCTACATCTATTTCAGCAGCATCTAACGAAGCACCTTGAGATTTATGTATAGTTAACGCCCATGATAATATTAATGGTACTTGTGAAACTCCTATACCTGGAATTTTTTCACTTACCCAAGAATGTCTAGGCATTACCATTTCTATTCCATTATTATATTTAACAAAAGGATATCCTGTTATTTCACAATATGCTTTTACTATACCTTGACTCCCATTACAAATTAATACATCACCTTGCTCTGACTTTATGTTAATTATACACATGACTTGTGAACCTATTTTAATTTTTATTTCTTTATCGCATAATAAATTACTCGCTAAGAAATCTAATTCTAATTTTATTTCGTTTTCAGAAAATTGACGTCTAATTTCTTTTTCTCCTTTTGTCATTTCTAGATTAGTTTCATATTTAATTTTATATTCTCTCATTTCCGTGTTTAATGAACTCATTTTAAAGTTATTAATTTGTTCTACTTTATTTCGAGTAGGAAATAATTTTGTAGGTTCTACTATTAAGTTAGCTTCTAATTCACGACCTACATATTCTAACAATAAATCATTTGATTTACGTTTAATCTTACCTTCACGAATTTGATTTAAAATAGTTGAATATATTTCATCTGTCTGTCTGAATATTTTTTGTAATTCTATTTGATTATCATGATGAAATACAGAAAACCAATCATCACTTTCAAAACAAAAAGCTTGTGTATTGGGTTCAAGATAATCACCAACAGGTGGTAATTGATAAAAATCACCAGAAAATATCACTTGTATACCTCCAAACGGTTTAAAGTTATTTCTTATTGTTTTACCTATAGAATTTATCGTATCAAATAATTTTTTTGAAAGCATACTTACTTCATCAACAATTAAAATATCTGTTTCTTTCCAAATTTTCTTTGAGAATTTATTTCTTTTAATTCTAGAAATTAAATTTTCTATTGTATCATTTCCTAAACCTATACCAGCCCAAGAGTGTAATGTTTTTGCTTTACAATTTAAGAGAATAGCCGCACAACCAGTTAAAGCTGTTACATGTATGTCTTTAAAATTTTTTGAAGCATGTTTATAAATTAATCTAATTAATTCAGATTTTCCTGAACCGCCTGGTCCCGTAATAAATATGTTATGTCCTTGAACATATTTATCAAACGCAATTTGTTGTTCTTTTGAAAGTTCCATTATATATTATATTATATGCCTTTTATATTACTTTTTTATATCAATTTTAAAAATAAACGGTATTATAAATACATCAAATTAAATAATTAATTTAACAAATAAATATCTTAAATAAATTTACTTTATATAATATATGAGCTTTGATCTGAATATTGAAAATTATACAAGAAAAGAATTAATTGAAATGTTTGAATTACCGCCTAATTTTGATAAAAATATTATCGAAATTAAAGAAGCTAAACTAAAAGAAAGTATAATTAATAATAGAGAAATTAACAAAGATACACAAATCAAAACTATTAATTTTTTGACAAAAGCAAAAAATATAATATTAAATGAGCAAAAAAAAGATAATTCACCTTTTCAAAGAAAAATTGAAGATTTTTATAATTCAAGTTACGAATTAAAACCTTCCAAACTTGAAGAATCTAATGAGCATATGGTTCAAGTGAGACCTGAAAAACCTTATTTGTCTTCATACCCTAGTGAGTATTTTCAAGGTGTAATTAATCCACTCAAAAAGAGAACAATTAAAAAAAACTTAAATATTGACACTAGATTTAGAGAGAATTATTATTCAACTAGTTCAACCAATTTTAATTTAAATTTACCTATGAATATTAATGATGTTTTACAAATGCAATTAGCATCAATAGAAGTTCCTACAACTTATTATGTTATTTCTAAACAATATGGTAATAATTATTTTACAATAGTCGTTAATGGTTCGTCTACAGTCGTTAACTTACCAAATGGGAATTATGATCAATTAGCAATTATGACACAGATTAATAATCAACTTTCTATACTTGGTTCTCCATTTGATAGAGTATCATTTACTATCAATCTAGATGGTGTTTTTACTGGAACAGGTCAAACATTAGTCGGATCTAATGGAACCGGTAGTGTTTCTGAAATTCAACTTAATTTTCAAGCTGATAAATTTGGTGAAGATGATAAAAATACACCATTACCTCTAAAATTAGGTTGGATTCTTGGTTTTAGAAATGGAATATATCAAGGTAATTTAAATTATGTTTCTGAAAGTGTAGTTGATACGACTGGTCCTAAATATATTTATCTAGTTATTGATGACTATAATAATAGCGTCAATAATAGTTTTTATAGTGCTTTTAATTCTTCTATATTAAATAAAAATATATTAGCTCGTATTTCATTACAGGCAAATAATTTCAATATATTTACCCAAAATAATCTAGGTATAGTTTCTACACCACGCGAATATTTTGGTCCAATTAATTTACAAATTATGAATATTCAATTATTAGATGAGTATGGAAGAATTCTTGAATTAAATAATATGGACTTTAGTTTCTGTTTAACATTAACCACCGTATATGACCTATAATTCTCCAGTATTTTTATAGTTTAACCATGACACGGGTTTTATTTTAGTACCACCATTATATTTTACAGCATATCTCTCTTTTAACAATAATTCATTGAGATGTATATCACCAATATAAACATCTGCTAATATTCTGCCATATTTTTCGCTCTCAATATTATCTAATTTTACATATTTATTTAATATCATATTTGAAACGAAATATCTCGCATTTTTAGCAGCTTCCTTTTCTTCATCACTTATTCCTTTACCTTTTATTTCTGGAGTATCTATACCATTTAAACGAACAGATAACCTATAAAGCGGTGATTCGTCGTATGGCAGTTTTGAAGCGATTGTAATTGTATCAGCATCGTATACTTTTATTACTCTTCCACCTTTTATAGGAAATGTAAATTCAATTGTGTCCTCCCATTTAATATCAGAACCATCTAAAATATAATTTTTTTCTATATTATTAGTTACTATATTATTAGTTAAAATATTGTCTATTTTTTTATTATTTTTGTTTTCATTGTTTTTAAAACTGTTAAAAAAACCAAACGAATTATTTAAAGATGGCGAAGTAAACATTTCTTTAATTTAATATTTATTTTATATTTTATTTTATATCAATTTTTAATAATATGTATGTATAGTATAATGTCAACGCCAGCAATGACTAATCTATGTAAAAATAATTCTGTGGGTTCTTGTTTTGCTAAATTTAAAGAACCAATGTACGCAAGTGACTATATAACCAAAAAAAAAATGAATAATACGTTTTGTAACTCAAAAATATGTAATTATAATAAAGTTAATTCACAAAGTAATCTATTAATGTTAAAACAAATAAAATATTCGTGTAATCAAATTGATAAAACTCAGCTTTATATTAATCTTATTACTAAACTACAATTAAATAATAATATACCCGTTATAACATATAACGCAACTAAAACATCACCAACCACAATTGAACCTAATAAAAATCCAGTTTTTACTTATACTATTGATGTATCGGGTAATTTATTTGGAAATAGTGTATGTACTATTAATAATTGGGAAAATTATGTTGTATATAATAATACTCACTAATTACAATATTTAATTACAATATTATATATATCATATAAGTAAGTAATATTCCAAAAATAGTTTTTGAGCATACTTCAATTAAACATTCCATATTTTTTGAACTACAAGTTCTACAAGTTGTTTTTAATTTATCGTCATTAATCAAATAATCTATGTTACATATAGATTTTTTATTATTTATATAGTATTCATATTCATCATTATCATCTATTCTATTTAATTTATTTTTATTGTATTTTACTATTTTTTCAATAGGCTTTTGATTTTCTGTATCAACAAACCAACCCCAATCGTCTGAAATACTGTATTCTTCTATATTGATTAGCATTTAAATTATAATTATATTAAGATTTATACTATTATAATTCAATTTTATTTTTTTTCACCCATATGTACAAGTATTTTTTTTGCTTTTTGTGATATATTTTTATTATGTAATTGTCTCGCTCTAATATATGCTGAATAAATACCTTTAGTGTTTCGTTTACATGTATTTTTTGTGCAAATTGGATAAGATTTATTTGGTCCTAAAAAACATTTTTTTCCGCAATTTTTTAACATTACACTACGTTGATGATAACCGGGTTTTTGACTTTTCCATCCGCGAGTCCTAGAACCACGTCCATTTTTACGTGTTTTACCCATAATATAATAAGTGTAGACTTTAATTTACGGTTATCTGAAACTCATCGTTCTTAAATTATTTTTACTCGCAACTATGTTTTTTAAATTTATATTCATATTTGTATTTGGATTTGTTGTAAACATTAATTTTTTTGATTTTATTTGAGATATTCTTTGTTTTTGTTGTTCAGCTATTATTTTATTTTGAATTAACATTTGTTTTAATTCTTCAATCGTTTTTGGAATCTTTGGTTCTGGATTTTCTAAGTTCGGATCGATATAATCCTTAAAATATTTATTGTATATAAAACTATTTTTTACAGATGGATCTAATGGTTTTTGTGTTTGTTGATTTGAATTTGAATTTGTATTTGAATTTGAATTTGTATTTGAACTTGGATATTGATTTGAACTTGGATTATCATGTTGAGTCATAAATTGTAATACACCTTGTTTATTTACAACGAGATTCATATTTGTCAATATATCATCAAACGTAACTTTTTTTTTCTTAGAATTGTTTAATTCTTTTTCCCAATAATTTTGTTCTTGTTCAAATTTATTATAATCAAATGAGTCATAAGGATTCATATTGTCCAATTCAGATATATTCATCTCCATATTATTAATTGAATATTTTTATATGATTACTTTAACATAAAAAATAATATACTTTTAATATAATAATGCTTAATACTTATATAAAAAATAGAGGAACAACACAAACTATAGTTTATGATAATAATAATCATCATATTGATGAAATTAATTGGGATGCGGATTATGACGGAAATATCGCAAATTTATCGTTAATGACTAATACTGACGGAAAACGCGAAGGCTTTAACATCACACTCGACAATAAAGATTTAGCTGAAATACTAAATTATCCTAGTGTAAATATTCCTATCCATAAGCGTTTAGAGTTTGATTATATAAAACCTAATCATAAAACCATTAATTCATTATTATACGAAAAAACTATCAATCAATTAAATCCAAATAATCAAATTAATGAAGAAATTATAATTCCCATAAAATTTAAGAGAAACTATATGAGATCTAAAAAGCATCGACGACATAAAAGTAATACTATTTATAGAAAAAATAAAAGACATAGATCTAAAACATCTAAAAAATATTCATTTTAATATTCATTTTAAAATTGTATTTAATATTTTTGTTTCGTCATTTGAATAGCTCCTTTTTCTTTTTTCAATTTTAAACTCTTTTGCTCTATATTTATCCATTTTTTGTGTTATGTAATATTGCGAAGCATATAAAATTCTATTATTTATATCGTCATAAATTAATTCAATATATAGCTTATTATTTTTTTTTATATTATTAATAAATTTTATTACATCTGATATTTTTGAATGGGAAAATATAACTGAAACGACGCAGTGTCTTCTTTGAAATTGTATTTTATTTTCAAATTCATATTCTTCTAAAAACTGCTCACAAAAACACTCTTCAGCATTATTTTTTAAACTCTCTAATAGTTTAGTTACACTACCATTCTTTAAAACATCAAACGACACCTCAATATTATACCCCATTAATATAGCTTAATATTTTACAAAATTACAAATTTTTAATTTTATGTAGTGTATTTTTCCCTACATAAAATCTACTTCAATACATTTATTAATTATATTTTTATTATTAATCCTCTATATATATAGATGTCATTTAGACAATTTGGAGGTTTAAATTATAATCCAAGACATAACGTAGTTTCAAGTAATTTTAATACATCAAATAAATTAGTTGTCAAAGAAAACGCAGGAATTAGTGATAATCTTAAAGTTACAAATGATTTACTTGTACAAGGAAATGCTGATATATGTGGTAATTTAACTGCAAATTATATGTTTTTATCTTCAGGTACTAATTATTCTACTCAAGCCAATGCGGTTGTTCCAAAATCATATGTCGATACAGTAGCGACTGGTTTAAATTTTCAACCAGATGTGACTTGTATTTCTACATTCGATAATAGTTATAATACTACTTCTTATCCTGTACCTATTTATCCTCAAGATGTTTCTTCTGGATTTGTAATTGATGGTTATACAGTATCAGTAGGGAATTCTGTATTATTAAATGATCAAGGGACACCTTCTACAAGCGCCGCTATAAATAATGGTGTATATGATTTGTCTTCTAATGGAACTAATAATTATTTTATAAGAAGTACAACTGAACTCCCTGATGGATATGATGCTGCAAATGTTTTTATTCAAACTACCAATGGAACGATCGACGGAAATGGATGGGTACAAACGCAAAAAACGCAAAACCAAGAAGCAATAGTCGGACAAGATCCATTATTATTTTATAGTTTTAATTTTTCTGGTGGAAGTAGTTATAAACCTGGCATCGGTTTGTATACTAATCAAGTGGGAAATAATTTATATTTAAATGTCGATTCTAGTTTAAATTTTTTAACCAATATAGATGCTTCTGGAGGAGGAACTCTTGATGTTGGAACACAAAGTTCTATACTTAATCTTGGTTCAATCGATACTAGCGTTAATATTGCTGGAAATTCATACGTTTATACTCCTTTTTCACTCGGTTCTACTTTTTCACCACAAATACTCAATATAACGAGTACTTCAACTAGTACACAAATTACTTTTAATTGGACAATTCCATCACTATATCAAAATATTTCAAGTAGTTTTCAAAATATAAGTGCTACTTTATACGCTAATATTTCTGGAGGAACAATTAAAACATATCAAATTTTAAACAATAATACAACTAATCTTACCTCATTAAATACAATAATTGTTACAAATCAGTCATCTAGTAACGGATTCATTAATTCAAACACATATAATTATTATAGTTCTGATTTTTCAAATATGTCACAAGACCCAAGTAATAATCAATTAATATTATGGTATTCAAATTTTAGTCCATATCCTAATGTCAGTTATGCAGGCTATACTTCTTTTCAGTCTATCGGTGTTCCTAGTATGGTTGAGTTTAATTATAATGGAGTACCTACTATAGAAACACCAGCTAATGTTCATAGTAATTTTGATGTATCAAATGGATATGTAGAATTACAGTGCTACGTTGAATATATTTATTCGACTATTACAACAGGTCCACCTTACATAAGTAATTACCAAATTCCATCCAACGGTTATTCATCTAACGGTTCGTCTACAAGATATAATTCTAACATTTCTGATTCAGGAACATCAACTCCATTAATTATTGGAACATCCACCAACGCAAATGTAAATACTCCATTTACCGTGAATAATATGTATCCAGATTCGACTTATAATTTTAGTGTTCAAGCAAAAAACAGTTCTAATCCTAATTATGGTCTTACTGGTCCTTATTCTTATTCAACTCAACCACCAAGTTATCCAACCAGTACATTTTTTGTTCCTACTCCATTATTTAATTCTTCTGGTAAAAAATATACAAATTCTAATGCCATATCTTATAACTTGGTTTTAAATAACAGCACGATAAACAACGATATAATAAATTATAATAATATAGGTTCTTCTGGTTTTATAAGCAACAATATAATTACAGCAGTTCAAGCAAATGGAATCTATGGAAAAAATAGTACAAGTTCAACTTTAAATGCTACAGCTTCGCTCAATTCAACATCAACTTCTATAACAATTAAAAGTTTTAGTTTTGGACCAACTTTTACGGATAATTCAGGAGGAATAACTGTTACATCAACTACTTTTGACGCGTATTATAAAGGCAATCCTTATAATCAAGGATTTTATTTAGACTGTAGTACAAATATGAAGATTAGTAATACTTATCCTTTTGGTATACCTACATCAACATTATTTAATGCTACTTTAACTGAAAATGGAAATGGTATAAATCCTAATTCAAGTTATTCATTTTATATTGATAATTTAAATTCAATTCCGATATATAACAGTATATCTGGTTTCACCATAAATCCAAGTAATAATAATAATTATTACAGTAATCAAATATCTGGAATATGGGTTTTAAACCAAAGTCAAATACCTGTTTTTTCGATTAATAGTTTGCTGCTAAATAATATGGGGGACTACTTTTATGCTAATCCTTTAGTTACTTATACTTTTGGTGGTGGTGTAAGTGGTTCTCCACAAGAAACTAACAGTAATATAACTAATACAACCAATGGAAAATTTGCAAATCCAATCAATATAACAAATAATAGTTTACAAGCTTCATCTGTATCATCTACATATAATACGTTAATTTCATTAAATATTACATTTAATAATTTATATGGTCAAGGTTCCGCGTCATTACCGACTATAAATGTAATTTGTGATCAACCATCATATAATTTAATTACAAATTTGTTATCATCATCTATACTGAATTTAGGACCATCTACATCAGGATACAAAGGATATAGAGTTTGGTCAGCAAATGTTGATAGCGGAATTCCTGGCGGGGGTACTATGAATCCATCTGGATTAGCTCCTTATCCTTATATAGTAAACGGATTTTCTATACCGAATGGTACAGCAACAGGTTCTACCCCTTCAAATTTAAATCAAGGATATGTTGATGTATCATATAATAATATTTGGGATATAAGTAATAATACACTTACTAATCAAGAAATATTAATAGCCAACGGTATATTTACCACAAATAGTAATAATTATTATTCAAATTATGGTTCAATTTCATCCGCAAACGGAAATACATTTGATTATACTGGATTAGCTAACACAGGAAATAACGGTTTAAAATTTTCTACTTTCGCATGGAATTTAAACCAACAATCAAGTTAT